ATAAAAAGGCCTGCGATTACCAGCAGGCCTGTTATTAGCTCAGTGATGTAGATGGTCATACGTCAGCCCCTTGTGCATATCGTCTGCCACGCGCAGCAGGTGCATTTGATGCTGTGCAAATCTGTCTGGCTTCATCCTGGTCACATGCCACAAAGTGTCCGTTGCAGAACCGCTGGTAAACCGTACCAAGCGAGCCAAAACGGTTTTTCGTCACGATGATTTCAGCAAATGGTGCGGCGCTACTGTTCTCGTCATATACCGCTTCCCGATAGAGCATGATGATTGAGTCTGCGTCCTGCTCAATGCTTCCTGAATCACGCAAATCTGCGTTTGTCGGGCGTTTGTTTGGTCGCTTCTCAACATCGCGCGAAAGCTGACTCAGGGAGATAACCGGTGTTTTCAGGTCTTTCGCCATCGCCTTCAGGCTTCCGGAGATGTGAGCAATTGCGAGGTCGTTGCGGTCTGCTTTCGGCTTCTCAATCAGGCCAAGATAATCCGCCATGATGAGTGACAGGTTTGGATTTTCCTGTTTGTGCCGTTCTGCGATTGAGCGTATTTCTTCGACCGATAACCGCGATGCATCGACTACCCATACATCCAAATCCGCAAGCTGATTCATGCCGTTAGCAACGCGTGCCCAGCCCTCGTCATCCATTGATGCAGGATTTCGCAGTACGCTAACCGACATCCTCCCGGCGTTGGCAATGCTTCGCTCTGCAATCTGCAATGCGCTCATTTCCATTGAGAAAATCAATACTCCGCGCCGGACGTCAGAACCAGGAATAACGCGGCTTGCAACGCCTTCGGCAATCTTCAGCGCCAGTTCGGTTTTCCCCATACCAGGACGAGCAGCGATTATCACCAGGTCTTCCGCGTTCATCCCTCCGGTGATGGCATCAAGTTCTTCGATTCCGGTCTTCAGGGTATCTGACTCTTCTCCGTTCCTCAGACGCCTGTCAAGCGTGTCAGTGTAGTTGGTGATGATTTCCCCTAACCGTACCGGTTTAACCTCGTCACGGGGCTTTCTGATGGCTGAAAGACGCTTTACAAGTTCATCCATCGCCTGACTCGATGCGTCGATGGTTCCGCTCTGAATTGGTTCACGCATTTCATCCATGATTTCCAGCACCAGACGGCGGTGATAGTTATCCGCGACCATTCCGGCATATCCCTTCAGGTTTGCGGCGCTCGGGCAGTTTTTGCTGGTCATCAGGATTGACGTGAAATGCTCCTCTCCGCACGCCTCGGCAACCATCAGCGCGTCGATTAGGTTTCTGTTTCTCGCCTGCTTGCGGATAACCTCGAAGGCTTTCCGGTAGAGCGGAATTGAAAACGCTTCCGGCTCCAGTGTTGCCAGAACGTCACTGGCGGTTGGTGTTAATCCACCAATCAGCAGGCCACCGATAACGCTCGCTTCGATATCCTGTTTCATGCAATCCCCCTGTCTGCAAACTTCCCTTCCCGAACTCCCGTTAACGAATCTTCCCTCAGCAGGTAATCAAAATCGGCCGTCCAGCCAGTGTCGTTGTCTCCGAAGTAAAACGGCTTGGCCTGATGTACAAACGCCCTGACATACGCTCTGAAACCGTCCACGTTTGGCGTTTTCAGTTGCGGGATGATTTTCTTCAGGCGGCGTTTGCGTTTCTCGTTGACCGCAACAGCGTGTGGCAGTCTGTCACCGACTTCGGTGTTGTAGGCGTTCAGGAAGGATTCGTAGTCGATTCGTTCTGCCTTGCGACGTTCATGTTTAACCTGCCCATCGCCTCCCCCATTGGGGGGTAGGGGGGTATTATTTATATTCTTGTTAATACCTTCTTGTTCATGATGTGCGGTTGTTTGTGCGGCTTCATGTGCGCTTTCATGTGCGGTATGTACGCTGAAAGCCGCGCCATTGCTGGCTTCATCATGTGCGGCATCATGTGCGGTTGTTTGTGCGGCTTCATGTGCGGGTGAATCGTCCATTTTTTGAGCATATTCATGGTAATTTGTGATGGTTATCACGCGACCTTTTTGCTTCTCTCCATCAATGGAGATCATCCCCTCTTTCACAAAAACCTGAAGCATCCGCTCAACCTGATCACGGCTTGCTGGCTTGCCATGTCTGTCGCATAACTGAAGACCTAAATCAGCTGCTGTCACAACCAGTTGACCGGGTTGCAGATGCCATTCATGACCTTTGAAATTCGCTTTGTATGGCTTTCTGGCGGCATTCAGGAGAAGGTTTTCCCACAGGGTGCGAAGATAAACATCTTTCGCCCATGACTGTTTCAGAATGCTCCGGTACAACGGAATGTAGCCAGTTTTCTGGTTCTCCATCCTGTTGCTCCTGCGCTCGTGTGCGGCGCTGAAATCGTAGATTTTTGCTGTATTGCTCATAACTACCTGCCTTGACGAAAGACCTTAAGAACATCGTTAAACTGACTTACGGATATGTCTTCTTTGAGCAGCTTTTCCAGAAATGCGTTTGGAATGAACGTATATCCCTCCTCTTTTGGTAGAGACGGGAGCAACGCCCTCGCCTCAGCCTTCAGAAGCTCAGTTCTGGCAACTTTCACAAAAGAGATTTGAGTTCTTTCATCAATGGAACGAAGGAAGCGCAAACGCTTAGCTTCTTTGTGTGTATCAGGTGGATTAAAGCCTTTGTTTCGCATATAATTACCTCGTTGGATGTTGTTAAAATTCCATTTGTATTTGATCAGAACGCTCGGTCTTGCACACCGGGCGTTTTTTATTGGTGATTTCATCAAGCGCATACTTAAAAGCCCTGCTAATCGGACTGATGTCTGATGCCATTCCGAAAGCACACAAGACCGAAGCAATAAACCTCCAGTCCGTTCTGCTTATCTTCGATTCATGACAGCCAATCATCTTTGCCAGACCGCGCTGGGTAAGCGTTGACAGGTTGATGAGTAAATCAGTTTCAGCGCGATCAATTTCTCGCTGTGTTGGCTTGCTGTAACTTGCTTGTGTCATTTCTTACTATCTCCATAGATAAATAATTTGGGTTTTTATCGTGCACCATTGACAGTCATCCTTGACCACGCCGGGCACCCGACCGTATACCGGGCCGTTCGGTACTAAAAGTACATTTTTATTACATAACAAACTGCTGTTTACCGATACGGCGAATCTGTGCTGCTGAGTACTTGCCGCCTGATGCCTTGGCGATCTTATCCGCATATTCGGTTTCACCAGTGAACTCGGTACGCGGCAGAGAACCACGCTCAAGCCACTTATAGATGGCTTTTGGCGTAAGTCCACAAACATCAGCCACAACAGAAACTCGAACGGATTTGATAACTTCTCCAAACGTAACTTCGTTCATGCTTCTCTCCTGTGGTGAACTTATGGTTCATATTATGACGGAACTGATAGTACAGTCAATACCTAATATAGTTGAACTTATGGTTCAACAGAAAGAGCGTGAAACTTTCTCGCAGAGGCTTGCGCTGGCCTGTGATAAAGCGGGATTACCTTTGCATGGTAGGCAGGCTGATTTAGCTGTCAGGCTTAAGGTCACACCAAAAGCCATTAGTAAATGGTTCAACGGGGAGTCAATACCAAGAAAAGACAAGATGGAATCTCTGGCTTCGGTGCTGGGAACTACTGCTGCATATCTGCATGGCTATGCTGATTATGACGGTATCACGGTAAATCATCTATCAAGATCAAATGATTCTTATCGTGTTGATGTATTGGATGTTCAGGCGAGCGCCGGGCCAGGAACCATGGTTTCCAATGAATTTATAGAAAAGATAAGAGCAATTGAATATACGCCCGAGCAGGCAAGAATTTTATTTAATGGAAGGCCACAGGAAAGCGTAAAAGTCATCACGGTTCGCGGTGACAGCATGGAGGGAACCATCAATCCGGGAGATGAGATCTTTGTTGATGTATCCATAACCTATTTTGATGGAGATGGCATTTATGTGTTTGTATACGGGAAAACAATGCACGTTAAGCGCCTGCAAATGCAAAAGAACAGGCTTGCCGTCATCTCTGACAATGCCGCTTATGATCGATGGTACATAGAAGAAGGTGAAGAAGAGCAACTTCACATTCTAGCCAAAGTCCTCATTAGGCAGTCAATCGATTACAAGCGATTCGGATAAAAATAAATTTCCTTAAAGTTCACTAACTTATGATGTAGTGAGCTTTTTATACCCATAAAATGTACTATTGGTACTTTACATTAATGAACTTTAAGTACATTATAAGTCCATCGAAACAACACAGCGTTTCGGTCAGTCGAACGGCGCGACAGTAAACCATGCGTCGGACCATAGGCGGGCTCAGGAAGAGCGGCAATTATGGCAAAGCGATTTACCAGCAGCTCTTTGCGAGGGGCTGACGGCAAATCTACTCCACTTATTTAAAAGAGACGGTATATGGATAATCAGGATAATGAGTTAAGAAAGGTTGTTCAGGAACTTGCTGATGAAGAAGGCATCAGCTTTTCCGATGCCCTAGATGTTTCGATTAAAGCGCTGCGTTATGAGGTAGAGCGCAGAAAATCGTTTAACGGTGAAGCTGCTTGTGATGGCTCTGCAATTACTTCTTAGCCAAGTACCAAGAGGTGTCTGCGGCTTCGGAAACCAGTACGTAATAGCTTTGCTTTACACTACTAGCTATACCTCTGACTTCCTCTCTAACGTTATATGCAGTTGATGTTTTTACGGTTGTATATTCAGCTGTTGGGAGGTTAAACCAAGTGCCATTACCATCCTGTATCTCACGCGAATAACCCTTTGCTTTCATCTTTTCATGAAGATTTTCATAGTCTTCAGAATCAGCGCCGCGCAACTCAACTCGAACAATATATCTTGCCATAAGAAGATTCCTATATTGACTGTGGAATGAGCAACATATCAGTTTCCTTTGACTGTGGAAAGCAAAGGGACACGGGCCGGGCGTGGATAAAAATCCCGGCACCAACCATCGCAAAGCCGCCACCTGAGCGGCTTTTTTCATACCTAAGAAACTTCGCAGAGGTTTCTAAGTTATGAGACGGCGGCCATCCACCGCCCATTGAAACACTGAATAAATGCGTTGAAGTCTTGTATTAACCGTTCCGTTCGCCGCGATAAGGCCAAGAGGATTTATGAGTGATTTGGAGTTGGGCTTAAAGATATACGCATTATGGTTTGTCGGGACGTTTCTGCTCGGCATAGCAATCAACTCGCTGACGAAAAAAGAACATCGCCAGCCAATTTCAAAACTAGCCATTGACCATGTACGCATGTCTTCCGCAATAACCATTGTGGGCCTGATTGTGTGCGGTATGGTCTGGTTCTTATTCAAGGTGGTGTGAGATGACAGTCACCCACAACGGCAAGCAGTACACCGACAAAAAGCTCAACGATAACGAGTGGCAGCTGACGTCGGTATCGGCACCGCGCGACAAGCTGACGCTGAACCGCCAACAGATGAATATCGCTGGCCTCCTGGAACAGGTTGAGGTGAAGGTATGATCAATCATCACCTGCTGCGCGCCGCGCAGAGCAAAGCAGCCATTGCCCTGTTTATCGGTGATGGCGCCATGTGGATGGCAGCCTACGACGAAATGAAGGTTGCCATCGGTTATCCGTGGCATAGAAAAACAGCCTAATTCCCCTATTCAACCGATCGGCCTGGCTAAAAGCGGGCGGGATCTGCACATCCAAATTTCAGGAGAAACCATGAGCGAAGTAATGGACTTAACTGTCATCGAAATCACGCCGGAGCAGGCGCCAGCGCTTTACGTAGCGGGCGGCCTTGACGCTTACCTCGAGCAAATCCGCCAGGCAGTAAACGAAGTGCCGGACCTGTCAACGAAGAAAGGCCGTGACCGTGTCGCCTCTCTGGCGGCGCAGGTGTCGCGCAGAGAAACAGGCTCAATGGAAAGCAGCAAATCCCCTGTTGGTTGGGGTAAGC